GTTACAATAATTTTACCGATTTGAAAGGCGAACTTGGCGCTGAACAATGTTACCAAGACACATCTCGTGAAGGGTTTGGGAAACCTTCACATCACCGTGAGATGGTAGAAAGTAAAAACGGTGCTTTACCAACAATTCAACAAGGGTTTGACAGGACTTACCCTTTGTCTCCTCCTTCTAATGTTCCTTCGCAGGAAATTGAGAACGAGTTGAGATTTTTACCTCCCCCATTATTCATTAGTAGCCCAAAAAAAATCGCAAAAAAATATAAAAATGTTACTAGTGTTAGTGAGGAGTATGCAGATGAATTGAAAATTGCAAAGAAAGATCTTTTACCTGCACTTCGTGAGTGTGATCGAGTTGCTTTTAATATGGTTAACATAGTGTATGGTGCTCCATTTTCTTTTGGAAATTTGAGTTACACATGGTTACAACAGTATTGCAAGCAATCTTCTCACACCATGACAGAGGTGTTCGGTGAGTTGCATCATTTGAACAATTTGCTTTATAGGTGTTTGTATGTTGAACCAGGAGATTACACATACAATTGTACTTCTTCATTATTTGCTTACCGGCAAGTTAGAGATGCAGTTTTGATTGTCTCCGATAAATATAAACACTGGGCAGCTCGTAGAGATGTCATTTACGAGCGAGTAACTGGGCGACCTTATGGTACCCGTTGTGCTCAGAATTCTTTGTTTTGGTTTGATAGAGAAGATTTAGTAGCTATTGAACACAATCCTGGACCAATTGCTTTGAGCGTTAACAGTGCAATGTTATTACGCATGGCGTATATTTGTTATCGTTTGAATCGAATTGAGTCGGTTAACATTGGTCAGGGACATGATTATGGAGCTATAGCTTCTTTTGCTTTTAAATACATTGTTGAGTATAAAGTTTGGAGCATTGCATTTGCCTTCATAAATACACAGAGAACAGCATCAGGTTATAATGATGATCTCATCTATAGTGGAATTAGATCCGAAATAGGTTATTATTTGCTGATGTATAACATTGGGTTGTTTACTCTTTTCATACATCCCGACGCTTTAGACTTCGTTAGTGGATTTAGCGGTGTTCACACCTTCCTTTTGAACAAATATGTTATTGAATATTTCACTGCATTTTATGTGGTGAAATGTGCAACGAGATGGTTTTCTAGGGAGGATTTAGTTGGAATAGAGCATAATCCTGGGCCTGACCCAATGATTATAAAGTATTTGAAGAACATGGATAGACTTCCAGACCGTGCGACAACTAGGAAGCGGTCTGAGGGGGTTTCGAAACTTCAGATACGAGTTGAAAAGCTGAGGAACAAACAGAGAGACTTAGCTATAGACAAGAAAAGGTCTACTAAATATGACATTGAAGTTCAGGGCTTTATGGGTTTTAGTGTGGATGATGAAACTAAAGATTTGGTGAAATCGTTTATACAAACAATACAGTCTTTTGTTGCTAAGTTTCCAAATTTGGAGAAAGAAATTATCATACGTCACGAGACCAATTTTGGTTTTGTTGATGTTTTAAAGCAAATGTTTGATTATGTTGTTAAATTGGGCAAGGAAGCTCTCAATTTTTTCATTGGTATTTTGAAAACAATTAGTGTGTATTTTACCAAACCGATGCGACACGTATTGTGGTCTTTTATGGAAGTTCATCAACCATCCGTTGAGGAGCAAACTGAAACAGTTTATGATCTGATGGATGAAATAGATAAGATGGACCAAGGCATTGAGGTCCAGATGGAAGCTCCGACATATTTGTTATCAGCTTTGTTGTACAAAAGTCATTTTGCAGAGTGCATGTATGAGCGAGATTGGAAGAAATTTTTCAATACAGTTTGTGAGTTAAAGAAGAGTGCTATGGGCGGTAAAAGCTTTATTGATGTCTTCTCTTCGATAGCTCGTGAAATAGGCATACTTATGAATGATTTGTTTGGGATCGAAGTTCCGTTTTTGGGATATATTGATCCAATAGTCAAGGAGATACAATTGGAAGCTCGAGAGTTAACTCAAGAATGGAGAGATGGTATTAAAGACGATTATGAATTCGCAGATAGAGTTCATATGTTAGTGGACACAATTGAATCTTTGCTTATGGACAAACGTAAAATTGTCAGTCATGATTTGAAAGAGCGGTTGAATTACCTTTTAAAGAAATTTACTCCTGTGGCGCAGTACGCCGAACGGAATTTGAATCCTGCTAACGGACCTCGAATTGAACCTTTGGCTATTTTGATAGCTGGTCCATCTGGTGTCGGTAAGTCCACCGTTACTACTCCATTTTTGTTATCTCTCTTAGGTAACGTGTTGCCTGAAGATAAGAAGAAGGCATTCATTGCTAACCACAATGATTTTCTTTTCTTTAGGGCTTCAGTTAATGAATATTGGGAAGGTTATAAGATGCGACATGCAGCGGTAGTGTATGATGACTTTGGTCAGCTTAGAGATTCCGTAGGTTCTCCAAATATGGATGCGTATGAAGTTATTAGACTTAAGAATACTGCACCTTATCATTTGCATTTTGCTTCTTTAGAAGATAAGTCGAGAAATTACGCTCATCCCAAAATTATATTTGCTTCTACGAATTTATCTAGATTGCATTTCTCTTCTTTGCATTGTAATGAGGCGGTTACTCGTCGCTTTGATTTATCTTATGTTCAAGTCCCCAAAATCGAATATTGCATTGATACTGCAGATAGTAGTTTATGGGCGCGCCGTTTAGATTTGGACAAAGTTAGGAGTAAGTTCCCATATGATAGCAATGATCCTACTTCTTTTGCTGAGTTATCAGTGATAGAATTTGTTCCATGGGATTTTGTCAATGGTACCAGAGGTATTGGTCCTGCGTTATCGTTCGATGAGTTTTTGAAGTTAGCTATTGACACTTATAAACGCTTGAACGGTAAAGGTGAGGCAATGTTGAAGTACCACAATTATATGAAAACGTACGTTCCACAAATGGACACATATTCGGAAGCTTATACAGAATATGAAGATGCTTCAGAGAGTTTTGAGGAGAATAGAAAGAGGAGATGGGAATTTATAAATTACATGGCCCGATTTTTGGAAGAGATGAGCATACCGTTTTATGGTAAGTATCTTCCAAGTAAATTAAAAGTGGCGTGTGAGGCATATGAAATACTTAAAAACATAGGTATTATTTGTTGTGGTGTTGCCACTGCGGTTTTTGCTTGGAAGATGAGTACGAGTGTAGTACGAAAATTAGGCGTAGCGCTGTTTGGTTCATCGGCTGAACCTCAATATGAAAAGAAGGAGGTCAAAATTTCGAAAATACTACCTAAGAAAACTTTGTTACGTCGCAACGTTGCTTTAGACGTTAAGCGTGTGACAGTTGAAGGGCAGTTGTGTGCTGAGGATTTTAATCCTTATCAGGCATTACTCAAACGTAATATGTACCGTATTTCGTGTGATGGACAGACCAATGGATGGGCTATTGCTTTGACTGAGAGAATATTTTTGATTCCACGTCATTTCGACGGTTTTTACACTAGCATAGATAGTGATGAGGTGAAAGTAACGTTTAAGAATATTTTTTCAGATAAAGTGTGCTTTGAAATTGATTGGTTGTCAGACATTGAAGTGTTTGACGAGCATTGTAATGAAGCCGCGCCTCCCGATTTCCTTGTATTTAGGATTGCATCTGCAAAATGTAGAGAACATGCAGATATCAGGAATTATTTCAGGAAGAGTTCCGAAATACAACGCCGCGGTCAATACCGATCAATGTTTTCCATGGTGCGTAATAATGACATTATTATGACGTTGCCTACTGTTCAATATGATCCTGATAAAATTGAACAATATCCGTGGGAGCATTTGTGGTTTACAGGAGGAGATATTAGTTATTATGCTCCTTTACAGAAAGGAGATTGTGGTGCTCCAATTTTGACGTGTGATCCTAGGTTTGGTCGACCGACCATTCTGGGTATCCATGTCGCTGCACATATATCTTCAAATCGTGACAAGTTGTGTTTGGGAAAACTTATTTGCCGCGACGTTCTTGACAGAGCTGTAGAGTTGTTTAAGAACCCACAAGATCAAGGCTTGGTAGAGGAGGAGATTCCTATAGAAGATAATGTTGAAGTGCAAGGTTTTTGTGCTTTGGCAAAATTGAAGGGACCAAATGTTCCTACTTCTACCAATTTGGTTCCTAGTGAGATGGCTAAGCATTTATGGCCTAATACGATGAAACCAGCTTACTTGCGCCCGTTTAAAGGCAAAGATGGGTTAATTATTGACCCAGCATACAAAGCTCGCATTGGATATAGTCACGATGAAGTTTATATTGATGCTGAGTGTTTGCGCCATGCTAAACATCATGTTATGAAGTTGGTGTGTCTTCGTGAAGAGGCGCCTCCTTGGGAGCCCCGATTATTGACTTTTGACGAAGCCGTAGTAGGCGTACCGGGTATAGATTTTGTGGATTCCATCAATAGAAATAGCAGTCCTGGTTACCCTTATGTCATTGAGGGCCATTCTAAAAAGAAGTTATTTTTCGGGGATGGTCAAGAGTACGATTTATCAAATGGGTATGCTCGTGAGTTAAGAGCGAAGATAGATCATTTACTAACGGACATACGGTCTGGTAAAAGAAAGTTGTTTGTGTACCTTGATTACCTTAAAGATGAGAAACGACCTATAGAGAAGGTTGATGTTGGCAAAACACGACAATTTATGGCTGGTGCATTAGATTATCTCATTTTGATGCGAATGTATTTCGGTGACTTTAATCGTTTCGTCTGTGCGAACAGAATTAGGAACGGAATTAGCATCGGTATTAATCCGTATGATGAGTGGGACACTTTGGCGCGATATTTAGGAGGAGATAGCAGTGATAGAGTGGTTACTGCTGGTGATTATTCTAAATTTGACGCTAGAATTCCTGTGCCAATAGCTTACGCCGTGTTAGACATTGTGGAAAAATTTTATTCGTTAACCTCGACTGATGAGGATCGTCGAGTTCGGCGAATATTATTTTTAGATATTGTCAATTCTCTGCACTTGTCTAACGGTGTTTTGTACGAATTTGTTGGAGGCAATCCTTCGGGACAGCCACTGACTAGCGTTTTTAATTCTATTGCGAACTTGCTTATGTTAGCTTACAGTTGTGTGTGCACAATAAAAGCAACTGATAAGCCATTAGTTGAGGCTCGCAAGATTCTAGAACGCACTCGATTTGCAGTTTACGGCGATGACAACATTATTGCCTATTATGAAAGTGATCATTATGTTTGGGGTCAAGAGGTTCTTGAGCAGAGCATGCCGAGATATTTGGGCATGTCTTACACAAATGAACTTAAAGATTCTGATATGGTCGTCTCTAAGAGGAAGTTAACCGAAGTTCAGTTTTTGAAGCGTGGCTTTAAAAGGGAACATGGTAGATGGCTTTGTCCCTTGGAGATCACAACATTGAAGGAAACCTTGTTGTGGAGAAAGAAAAATTTTGATGAGGATGAAATGTGTGATCGTATATCTACCGTGCTAAGTGAATTAACTTTGCATGGCAAAGATATTTACGAGACATATGCACCATCCATAATCAAAGCCGCTTGGCATGCTTATCAGATTATTCCTTTTGGGAAGACATTTGAAGAAGCTTCTGATAGCGGTCTTTACCTTTCTTACTAAGCATAAAACACAAAAGTTTTTAGGGATATTTTACTTATAAAAATTCCCATTTGGGTTGGCAACACCCCGTTAATTGTTGTGCCTATAACACGTTGCGTGGTAGGTTGGTTTCCGACACCGTGAAATAGAGTACCTTTTAGGAATTGTGAGTGGAGTGGGATGGTAATCCACATGACGCAAAGGTACTTAGGAAGGCTCTGGCTATTTAGCCTTAAATTTCCAGGATGAGCTAGGTAGAGTTATCCAGAAATCCCACCACACGAGTAATTGAGTCAAAGCTCATGTGTGTAAATATGACTTGCTGCAAATAATTTGAATAATATTCCTGTTGTCGTGCAGGAAAATGTTGTCCAGTCTACTGGCGACACTACGACATTTCAAGATGATGGTCAACGAGTAGTCAATATAATTCGAGATATGGTTACTGATTATTCTGTTAATCCAGTTGATTCTTCCGACATTTCCATGTTTATGGCTAAACCTGTGGAGATATCTAGTGGATTTTTAGATGGAGGCCCAGCGGGCACTCAGAGTTTAATTATTCCTAGTATAGGTGCTTTGCTATCTACTTACACTATTTGGAAGTTGAAGTTATCTGGTTACAGATTATGCAGAGGTACTGCAGTGTTTAGAATGAATATTAATGCTCAACCTTTTCAAGCTGGTAGATTTATTATGCATTTTTTACCTTGTTTTAATGCATTAGATTCAGCATATTCGACTATAAGACACGCAAATTCTGATTTATGTAAGATTACTCAACATCCTTGTGTTGAGTTTGATATACATGAGGCTTCTGTGGAGTTACGTGTTCCTTATGTTGCTCCTACCCAGTGGTATGAATTCAATAGAGGGTCTGCCATTTCCGATTTTTCTTATGATTGGGGAGCGTTATTTGTACACGTTTTAGCACAAATTCGTGTTGGAACAGGTACGAACGACGTTTCATATTCATTATACTTGCATTTTGAAGACTTTGAAGTTTGTAGTCCTATTGTGCCACAAATGAATGCAGACAAGAAGAATTTGAAAGCCAGAAAGATTGAGCGCAAAAATGTAGCCAACACTGGGGTGGTTTCCAGCACTTTGGAAGCGTTAATTTCTCCTCTTGATTATTTTCGCAAAATTCCTTTGGTAGGGGGTTTTGTAGATATGGGTCAAGATTTGTTGGCTGGAACAGCTGGGATATTTTCAGCTTTTGGTTATTCCCGTCCTATGGATCCAAGCAATCCGCAAATGATGCAACTTAAGCCTTATTACAAGTCTTACAATTATAATGGCATAGATGCATCTGACAATTTGTGCGTTGATAGCTTAGGTGCTGTTTCCAGTGTGCCCGGTTTTGCAGGCTCAAGTAAAGACGAAATGTCTTTGTCTTATTTGAAACGTATTCCAGCTTATGTGGACCAGGTTTCTTGGCTTGCTAGCCAGGCTAGTCAAACTAAGTTGATGAGTGTTACGGTTTCTCCCAATGCATGCGTCTTGAGGCGCACTCTTTCTTATGATGTTTATAATATTGGTGTGGCTTCTGCTCCTCCTTTTGTGTATTTGTCGAGATATTTCAAGTTTTATAGGGGATCTATAGAGATTACTTTTAAATTTGTTAAGACGCAGTATCACACAGGAAGATTGGCATTTTGTTTCACACCTTTTCAGAAAGTATCAGATTTCGTTCCAATTTCGTACAGCGATAATGGTTACGTAATGAGAGAGATTGTAGACATTCACCAATCTTCAGAGATCACATTAATAATTCCCATGATATCTGCCAAACCTTATTTGTCAACTGGTTGGGATCCTGCCGATTCATTACCTGAAGCATTAGGGGTTTTGGACGTATGGGTTGTTAATGAATTGGTCGCTCCAGAAACTGTTGCTGACAATATTACTATATTGCAATATTGTTCAGCTGGAGAAGATTTCGAGTTTGTAGCACCAACCGCAGTTAAAAATTACGCCATACCGCAAATGGGTGAGAGTGATATTAATAGAGATAGAGCATTGACGACTAAAGTTATCGGTGGTTATTCAATGCCTGACATGTCTTTAGGCCCTGTCATGGCGTGTGTTGGTGATCCTATTCTTAGTATTAAACAGTTGATTATGCAAGCTAGACCGTTGCTTAATGGACCTACATTTACGTCGACTACTGTTAATGGTATTACAGTGAGTTCACGGAATTTTAATCCATTTGCTTTTTGTTTAGCTGATACTCCAATAGTGGGAGCCACTGCAAATAATCAATTGCAGATATATGGAAACGGAGTAGATGTTATGTCTGAATTGGCTGCGGGTTTCATATTTTATAGAGGTGGATTACGTATTTTTGATCCAACTGCCGTGTCGACTAATTCGTGCAATTATCTTGAAAGTCGATCCACCGAAATTACAAATAATATTCCCACTATAGATTATTTTCAGACCACTTTTGCTACTCCTTTTGTTTATAATCCTAACGCACCTGGGCGTTCGAATTTGGCCACTCAGTTAATGGTTTCTCGTGGAGCTACATGGGGGATGACTGAAGTTACGGTCCCTTACTACCGTCAAACTCCATTAGCATTAGTTAGGAGTGGCAATGGATTCGGTCCATTGGCAAATAGTACAAAAGAATGGCCTGACATATATCAGTATTCTTTGACTACTAAAATGACCGCGACGGCAATAGCAGCGTTTTACGATGTTTATCGAGCGGGCGCTGACGATTTCGTATTAGGTTATTTTATTGGTTTTCCGTCATTTGTTTATGCGAGTGTTTAATACACTCGTTTTTCACCCCCCGCCAATAGAGGGGGTATATCAAGTATCGTTGAAGTCCTTTTTGGATTACACCGCAGGTGTGCGGTATAAAATACACATCGTTGCCCCAACGACGATTAAGAAAAAGTTGAAGACAGGTTTTTGGCGAGAGTCTTTTGAACCTGAATTTTGCAACATATGTGCTGTTCAGACAGCGGTTTGTTCCCTACATGTATGTTGTGGGGGAAAAATCGTTGTTAATGGGTAGCACATTGCAAGCTGCCC